AATCGTGTATTCTATAAGAGTCAAAGGAACGCTACTCCATGAACGGCATTAACATTGCAACCGCTACTAAGTTGGATCTGGTGATTGCTGATGCACAAGGGAAGATTAACTACGTTCAACTGAAGCCTTCGAAGCGTGGTTTGAAGGCACTGAGTGGCAAACGTGCTTGGAGCAATGCTGCTCCTAAGGGTTCATTCATGCATGGTACAGTTGCTGGAACTCCTGGTGTGGTTAGCAACAACAAGTGCAACAAAGTGATGTGAGTCCTTATAACAGGGGTTGACAAATGTTGACCCCTTATGTTATACTCTAAGAGCAGTAAATTCGGGTTAAATGTTATAGCGTCCCTGACGCGATGCTGTTTTAAAAACAGCTAACTACCCTAACCTACAACGAACCAAAAGAGAGAGTGAAATATCTCCCTCTTTTAAAATTTTTTTCAGGTATACCGATGGTCAAAAAGATCGATATAGAATACATGGATCAATTTGGCTATTGGAAACATTACCAGACTCAACATCATGAACAGAATGCACGTAGAACTGCTCAGAATAGAGCAAAGTCTACTGGTAAGAGGCATCGTCTCATGTGTGAAAATCAGCTATTAGATATCCTTGAACCATAAAAATTTTTGGGGTATAGATAGACTGTGTAGGATTTAATCATATGACACTTTGCGACCAACTTCTCTTCCATGTATATGATCGTAATACAAAGAATGAAGTAGTTACACATTCGTTAACTGTAGATCAACTGGAAGATAAACTAAGAGAAGGAACAGTACAATTAAATAAGCATGAGATCGAAGTTGTTTCAGTAAATCACGAAGATAGTATTGATGCAAGTTTCTAATTTTATAGATAGTTTTTAAATACTGCGCGGAGCAAAGATGCAGGTTAAATTAGACTCCTATGAAGTTACCTTGATCTTAGAGACAATTCAGTATAGAATAGATAATGACGAGAATCTGTTATATTCTCCAAACATTCGATCTGATTTACAAGACCTACTTTCACTATTAGAAGATGAATACTTATAATGTCTATCTTGGTAAAGAGCTTATCATGGAGAATGTAGATGAGTATGACTTAGAGCATAAACTCGTTTTTGTCAAAGAATATTTTGACTGGTATAGAGATGAAGAGTTAGCCAAGAAAAAACTGAAAGTCGTTAAGAATGGAAAGTGAAGTAATTGATTTACCAACTCCAAAGATTTTAAAGTTTAAATTGGAGAAGGATATACTAGATCATTTAAGTAGATTAAGTGATAAGTATGATGATGGTAAACAACAATGGATGCTGGTTGATGACAATAACAGATTTCAGAATGAAGTTTTGAATAAAGTCATTGGTCAGTATATTGATACCTATGGCATTCCATTTAATCCAAAGACTACATTTTGTCATTCTTTTACTTTCCAGAAGTTTTGGTGTAATAGAATGAATAAGGGAGAATATCAAGCGTTACATAATCATGACGCTGTATTCTCTTTTATTGTCTGGTTAAAGATACCTTTCTCTTGTGAAAAAGAAAGAGAAGTTTTTGATTCTATGCATCCAGAACCAGGATCAGTATCATTTGTTTATAGTGATATTACTGGCATTCATAGAAAGCATAGTTTTCTTCTTGATTGTAGTTTTGATGGAACTATGTTATTCTTTCCTAGTGACTTATTTCACATGGTCAATCCATTCTTTACTTCTGATGGTTTCCGTATTTCTATTGCTGGTGATATTGCCATCAATAGTTTGAATCCTGTGGAAAAATTGAATACTGGAATGACTCTTGGTTCTATGAATTCTCAAGAATTTCTAACCAGCTAAATAACTCGTAACCATTGCAATGATTGATTTGCTGTGGTAGAATATTTCTGTAAACTGACAACGTTATGGCTAAAGGATTTACTGTAAAAGCAAACGCACCCCAGACTAAGAAAGTAGAAGACGAGTTTGATCTCGCAACTGCTAAGGAGATGATCAAAGGTAAGAGCATTGTCTTCTGTCTTCCTGGTCGTGGTACGTCATATATTTTTCTGAAAGCATTTGTACAACTGTGCTTTGATCTAGTACAGGCAGGTGCTTCGATTCAAATCTCCCAGGACTATAGTTCCATGGTTAACTTTGCACGATGCAAGGTTCTTGGTGCTAACGTTCTTCGTGGTCCCGACCAAGTACCCTGGGATGGCAAACTGAACTACGATTACCAACTGTGGATCGACTCCGATATCGTTTTCGATACTGAGAAGTTCTACCGTCTCGTGGCAATGGATAAGGACATCGCCGCTGGTTGGTACTGCACGGAAGACGGAAAGACCACCTCGGTTGCTCACTGGCTCGAAGAGGATGACTTCGCTAAGAATGGCGGTGTTATGAACCACGAGACCGTTGAGTCCGCTTCCCGTCGTCGCAAACCCTTCACCGTAGACTACACTGGTTTCGGTTGGGTCCTGATCAAGAAGGGTGTCTTCGAACATCCTGAGATTAAGTACCCCTGGTTTGCTCCTAAGATGCAAGTCTTTGACTCTGGAGAAGTTCAAGACATGTGTGGAGAAGACGTTTCCTTCTGTCTCGATGCTAAGGAAGCTGGTTTTGAGATCTGGTGTGATCCAAAAATCCGCGTTGGTCACGAAAAGACTCGTATTATCTGATGTTGTATACTGTACTGGAGTTAGGAACTGACGGATGGGCTTCACCAGAACCCAAATTCGACACTAATCTGACGAAAGAACAGGCAATGGAGAGACTGGACTACTATATTAATGAGGGAGTCTCTCCTCAACGTCTAAAAGCAATCCCTCAGACCTAAAAAACCGCGTTTCGGCGCGTTCAAATTTTAAAAAAATCGCGAAAACCACTTTAAGTTACTAAATAATGGCTGTAAAGAAAATCTCTAAGAGCGGTGCCGTCTATATCGAGTCCGCTCCTAAGTCAACCCGTCAGGGAATGAGTAAGAATACTAAACTTTCTGCTACTTCCCGTAACGGAAAACGCAAACGTTATCGAGGTCAAGGTAAGAAATGACGGAAACTAACCCTAGTTCTGGTCCAAACCCATCAGATAGTACATCGACACCCACAGAAGGTGCTCAGTCATTCACTTATGATGTCTCCAAACAGGCAAGAAAGAGAGCATCTGAACTTGCCAACAAGCCAAACACCGCAAGTCCCCTCGCCGCTGGTTGATTAAATGAAAGACTTATTGTTCATCTCCGAAGATAAAGAAAGATCCCTTATCCAGGAGATGACATATAAGTTGAAAATGTCTAATTTGGACATTCATCCTAGTGACACTTGCTTTTTAATGGTGTCACCAGACTATTCTGGTATAGTAACACAACTTCTCTCCCATTCATTGTCCATGGATGGGGAGATTTTTCATATTGAATCAGTTAATGTGCCCTTTCCCGACGAACCTAGAGCAGAATATGAGATTGAATTCTACGCAAACTACGTGGAATGGGCTAATAAATGGAAAAAATTCGTACTTTGTGAGGCTGGAGTAATCCGAGGAGGTAATTATACTTGGATTACAGAAGCGATGAACCGTCTCGCACCACGAAAATTGTATTCTCTCGCTCTATGTGAGAACATTCATAGCAAATTTAAGAGTGATTTCGTCTCTTTGTACTATGATGACGACATTCATGACCTCCATTTTTGGTGGGAACAACCTAATAATCATTGGAAGTACTATAATAAATAAGGCATAGAGATAGAAACCTCTCTAAAAGTTCTTTTATAGAACAAAACGGAGGATTTTATGTCAAATCACCCAGTGCCTGATCAAGGCAATGAGTTCGTTGAGTCGGGAATGACCCTAATTACAGATACAAAGTCCGACAAATACCTCAATAAGACCAATAATATGCTTAGAGAGGTCAGTTATGACCATCTAAATGATATAAAACGTCAAAATTCCCTTCATGAATCGATTCGTAATGATGAAGATTATGACGATTGGACGTATGGCACAGAGCCATCTTACGGTCAACCTTGGAAAAAGTGATATAGATAGTAGATACTATTAACTTTCTTCCCAAAACATGGCTCTAGTAGATAGACCAAGGCGTTCAATACCATTCAGGGATATCAGTTTTCAGTTTTTGAAACATCCCGTTACGGATGATATTGGCGCCTTTACAAATGAAGGTGCTATTAAGAGAGCAGTTCAGAATCTAGTGAGAACTAGGTATGGTGAAAGATTCTTTGAGCCTCTTTTGGGAAGTTCTGTTGAAGATTCTTTGTTTGAAAGTGCTGATGAGTTCACTGCGGACAGTATTGATTCGTCTATTACAAATTTATTAGAAAATTTTGAACCCAGAATTGCTAATATTGAAGTAAGAACTGCATATCCAGTTGATAGTAATGAAATTTCTATTAATGTTAGATTTGACATTGTTGGGTTAAACCGTCCGACGCAGGAAATAGATTTTATCTTCCAATCGACTAGAGTGTAATGGCTTTTAATCAGTTTACAAACTTAGATTTTGGCACCCTAAGGGAGCAAATCAAGGATTATTTACGTGTAAACAGTAATTTTACTGATTTTGACTTTGAAGGATCCAACTTTTCGATCCTCATTGACCTTTTAGCGTATAATTCTTACATTACTGCCTACAATACCAACATGGCAGTCAATGAATGCTTCCTTGATAGTGCTACTTTAAGGGAAAATGTTGTTGCGCTTGCTAGAAACATTGGTTATGTGCCAAGATCGACCAAATCTGCTCGAGCAAACATCAATTTTACCGTAGATTTGGGCACTAACGACACTAGAATCGTTACTTTGAAGGCAGGACAGGTTGCCTTGGGTAATCAGGCTAGTGGAGAGTACATTTATTCCATTCCTGACGACTTTGTTACCACTGTTAACAGCAGTAACTTTGCAAATTTTGATGGTTTGGACATTTATGAAGGAATTTTCCTGACAAAAAGATTTACGATCGATTATTCTCAGCCAAATCAGAAATTTATCCTTCCAAACCGTAATATTGACGTTTCTTCTATTAGAGTTACAGTAGAATCCAATATTATTGAGACTTACGATAGATATACCAATATTTTAAACGTTAATTCGTCTTCAAGACTCTTCCTCGTCCAAGAAGTCGAAGATGAGAGATATGAAATCTTGTTCGGTGATAATATTTTAGGGAAAAAACCACCTGCAGGAGCAACAGTCACAGTTACTTACATTGTGACCAATGGATCTCTTGGAAATGGTGCTGCAAACTTCTCATTTGTCGGAATTTTGAAGGACGACACTGATACCACTCTAACTTCTGGTATTGGGCCCATTACTACCGTCCAATCTGCCGAAAATGGAGACGATATTGAGGATATTAGTTCAATCAAGTATCTGGCACCTCGTATCTACTCCTCACAGTACCGTGCAGTGACGGCAAACGACTATAAAGGTATAATCCCCTTCGTATACCCTAACGTTGAATCTGTGACCGCCTACGGGGGTGAGGAGTTGGATCCACCTGAGTATGGAAAAGTCTTTATTGCTATTAAACCAAGAAATTCGTCTTTCTTATCTAAAGTAACTAAGGATGATATTCTTAGACAGCTGAAACAATATTCTATTGCTGGTATTAAACCAGAAATTATTGATCTTAAGTACATGTATGTTGAAGTTGACAGTACTGTTTACTACAACACTAACTCTATTACCGATCCAACAGATCTACGTACTAAAGTATTCAATACTATTACCACATATTCTAAAACTACTGATATTAACAGCTTTGGTGGAAGATTTAAGTATAGTAAGGTTGTTGGTTTGATTGATGATAGTGATGGCGGTGTTACATCGAACATTACTAGAGTTAGAATGCGTAGAGATATCAATCCAGAGATTAATAATTTTGCGACGTATGAATTATGCTATGGAAATTCTTTCTATCAGCAGTGTGATGGGTATACTGTAAAATCTACTGGATTCACAGTAAATGGAATTCAAGGAACTGTATATCTTGGTGATATTCCTATTGATGATGTTAGAGGTAGATTGGTTCTCTTCAGATTAGAAAATAATGAACCATTGATTGTCAAGAACAATGCTGGGACAGTCGATTATGTCCATGGGGAGATTAATTTAGAGGTATTAAATATAACAGGAACATCTTTAGAAAGTGGATTGATCCAAATTGAAGCAATTCCACTTTCTAATGACATTATTGCACTGAAAGATTTGTATTTGCAATTAGACGTTGGAAACAGCAAAATTACAACACTTCCTGACGTTGTTTCTTCTGGTGAAAACCTATCTGCTACTCAGTACGTTACTACTTCTAGCTACGCAAGCGAAACCAAGTATACACGATAATTCAAAATGTCCGATAAATTACCAGCAGCAGAAATCAAGAGGGTAAAAGTATCTCATTTTATTGAGTCTCAAATACCCCAATTTCTTAATGAAGAGTCTCCTTTGTTTAAGGAGTTCTTAGAGCAATATGCGTATTCGCAAGAACACCAAGGTGGTGTTGAAGATCTTGCTACAAATATACCAAATTATAAACAAATTGCTGCTTTTAATAATGAGACATTAATTCCATATACTGCGTTAACGCAATATATTTTCCCAGGTGATGATACCATCAATGTTCTATCCACAAAAGGTTGGCCAGACACATATGGTTTGTTGAAAATTGATAATGAAATTATTACGTATACATCTAAGACTGATACATCTTTTCTTGGGTGTGCTAGGGGATTCAGTGGCATTGATCAGATTTCTAGGGAAGATGCATCTGAATTTCTAAATTTTGGATTAACTGATGCTGAACAACATCAGGCTGGTAAACTTGTTTATAATTTAAGTAATCTTTTTCTTCAAAAATTCTTTGAAAAATTCAAATCTGAGTTTTTGCCTGGATTTGAAAACAGAAGTTTTATCAGTGGTGCTAATGTAAGCACCGTTCTTTCCAGAGCAAAAGATTTTTACGCTGCAAAAGGTACTGATCAGTCATATCAAATCCTTTTCAAACTTTTGTATGGTAAGGATATTGATATTATTAAACCTATTGACTATACGTTAATTCCTTCTGCTAACTCATATTTTAAAACAAAGAATATTCTTGTAGAGAATCTTTTTGAAGGTAATCCTTTAGATACTGTTGGTAATTCTCTAGAACAAAATATTGCTGGTATTGGAACAGTTTCGGCATCGATCTATAACGTCGAATATCGACCAGTAGATGATAAGAATTTTTATGAAATTTCTCTAGACTCGACTTCTTTTACTGGAAATTTTCAAGTACCTGGTAAAACAAGAACTCTAGAAGTTATTAATCAAAATTCTGATAATATTCTCGTTGATTCTACTATTGGATTTGCTCAAACTGGTACTCTTTTAATTAAACCAACTGCAGAATCTAACTTCATTGAGGTTTCCTACACTGATAAGACCTTAAACCAATTTACTGGAGTTAGTGGAGTCACTACTTCTCTAGAATTTGGTGCAAGTATCTTTGAAGATAAGTTAGCGTATACTTATTCTGGATTTGGACAAACTTCCTTAGTTCAACTCAGACTTGTTAATATTATTGATGAGGTAGATACTACACAAACTGCAAATATGCAGGTTGGTGATAGTCTAAAATTATATTCTTTTGGATTTGATTTATCTAAAGACGCTAAGTTCAATAGCTGGATTTATAATTTACCAACAACTCATAATATTTCTAATTTTGCTCAAGTATCTTCTAACAACTATAGAATTACATTATTTGATAATGTTGTTTTCTATATTGATGAAGAAATCAGAATTCTAAATGATCTTGGTCAAGAATCTACAGCTGTTATTAAGACTATTGAATTCGATTCTTCAAATACTGAGAAGAAACTAGCTGATCAAATTGTTGTTCAGTCTGTACAAACACCACCAACCAATCCATCGTACATTAAGAAGAAAATTGTAAAAGCTTCTCATAATTCTAATTATTTTTCTGGGTTGGATTCGTTCCCAATTGGTATTCAGAATTCTTATTTGGATAAGAATGAGGACTTCGCTTATATTACTGCTTCTGGTCTTCCAAACTATCCAGTATTTGCAACCGACAATAAAGTTTTCGTAAAGAGTTCTACCATTCAAGCCGTAGACTCGAATAATACGCCAGTCAACAATGGTGGATATACTTATACTTTACAGTCTCTCGATCCTGCTGCTTTAACTCCATTCAATCATAACTTGGTTACTGGTGATAAGATCTATTGGGATAATACTACTAATAGTGGCATTCAAACTGGTGTATATTTTGTAACTAGCATTAATGAAGCAGAATTTTTCCTTTCTTATAGTGGATCTGACGTATTTTCCAAAAAGTACATCGCTGCAAGAACGGGAACAACAGGTCAATTCATTTTTAAGAATGAATTCCAAAATAAGACTCTAAAACACCAGAAGATTTTAAGAAAGCTACCATACAAGAAGAAAAAAGAATTCTTCATTGATGAAAACGATAAACAGATCAATAACAAAGCAGTTGGTATTCTTGCCAATGGTGTTGAAATTTATCCACCAACTGTTTTTGATGAACAGATTTTCTTTGGAAACATTGAAAATATTACGGTAACTAATCCTGGAAAAGGATATGATATTATCAATGGACCACCACTAATTATTCAGGACGATACTGGATCTGGAGCAGTAGCACATGCAAACCTTGTTGGATCATTTGAACAAGTAAAACTAATTACCCCTGGTATTGGATATCAGGAAAAACCAAAAATCACTGTTACTGGTGGTAATGGTATTGGTGCTGTTCTTGAATCTAACTTTGTTAGAGGAAGAATCATTGCTAACTTTAGGGCAGATGGATCTTCCGTTAACGTTGGATCCGATACTATTGATTTCCCAGATAAACATAATTTCCAACTCGGAGAAGGAGTGGTTTATGAGGCTCAGGGAAACCCACCTGTTGGCAATTTAGTAAGCGGATCAACATACTATGTTAGACCTATTGATCCACTGACAATTACTTTACACCAAGATTCCAATACTGCTATTGCTGGAATCAATACGATCAATATTGGATCTGTAAGTTTTGGATTCCATAGATTCTCTACAGTTGAAGCAAAAAATACAATTACAAAAATCTATGTGAAAAATCCTGGAGAGGGATATTCAAACAGAAAAATTATTGTTCCTTCTCGTCCAACTGCGGGTGATATTCAATCTGGAATTAGTACTTCCGACAATTATATTTTTGCTAGAAGTCATGGATTCAAAACTGGTGAGATTGTAGAGTATAGAACTAGTGGATCTATTATTAATGGACTTTCTACTACCACAAACTATGCAGTCAAGAAATTAGATGATAATAAATTTAAGTTATTCAATGTTGGAGTTTCTACAGAAAGGGACTTAACTGATTTTGAAAAAAATAAAGAAGTAGTTCTTAGAAGTGTCGGAACAGGCGATCATACTATCAAGTATCCAGACATTATTGTAAAAGTAGAATCTATTTCTGCTTTGGGATCGACCACTATTGTATCCCCTACCATTGAACCAATCGTATTGGGTTCCATTGACAGCGTATACCTTCAGGAAGGTGGTGTTGGATACGGTTGCACAAATATCATCGATTTCCATAGAAGACCCAATGTGGGGGTTTCTACGGTGCGATTTAACGCACTTCTAAAACCAATTATTATTAGTGGTAGTATTGTAGACGTTCAGATCCTTGCTTCTGGTCAAGGATATAGACAGGACTCCGATATTGTTATTGTTAGCGATAATGGTGACTTTGCTGACATTAAACCAATTATTACTGGAGATAAGATTACTGGAGTTACTATTCTAGATGGTGGAATTGGGTATGATTCCAGTACCACACTCTTCCTAAGAAATCGTGGTAGAGATGCTAAGTTTATTGCTAGTGTTAAAGAATGGAAAATTAATCAAGTAGCAAAACAAGGTAACTTGATTAGTAGGGAAGATGCTATTGTCATTAGACCCAATACTGATCCCGCCTTGGGTCTCCAAGCGGTATCAATGTATCCCCCATCAAGACTAAGATATCAGTTAGGTGATAACATTGATAATGGAAATCTAGAACTTACTCAAAATGCCGCTCACTCTCCAATTCTGGGTTGGGCATATGATGGCAATCCAATTTACGGTCCATATGGATTCTCTGGAACTACTGGTGGTCCAGTTAGAAGACTTACTCCTGGATATATTCTAAACACTCAAAACTTTGCTAATCTCAGACCACCTGGATATGCATTGGGATACTTTACTAATGATTATGTATTCAATAACTCTGGTGACTTGGATGAGCGCGGCGGTAGATATTGTGTTACCCCACAGTATCCCGATGGAACTTATGCATACTTCTATAGTGTTGATGTTGACTCAAGTGGTGTTGCTGAACCAAAATATCCATATCTACTAGGTTCATCGTTTAAAGATCTCCCAGAAAAGGAAAACTTCTTTGTTAACTTCAATCAAGATTTCCCTGTAGTTAATAGAGGTCTCGTAAGAAATATTGGACCATACTACCTCTCTGCTGGAAACTCTGATTATGAATTGATCGATAAGGTAAAGGATTCATACAAACAGGAATTCAATGTAACTTCCGTAAAGAGTGCTGGAATTACTTCTGTAAGTATCTTTAGTCCTGGTAGTGGATATAAAGTAGGCGATTCTTTAATTCTGGATAATGCAGGAACAGATGGAACTGGAGCCAATATTGTAGTTGAGGAAGTTATTGGTAAATTAGTCGGGTCAGTTAAAGTTGGTGTAGATACTTTTGTTAATACAGATTTACAACTAATTAACAATAGAATCGTTGCCATCACTACGGTTCCACATGAAATTGAAAATGGTGAAACTGTATTTTTGTCTGGTATTTCTACATCGCAGTTTACTGCTTTTGATGGTCCACAAAAAGTTAGCGTTTTAACTAGAACTGTAGGATTATCAA